CCTCCATGGAAGAAAAAAACGCGTATAGTACTTTTCTTTCAGGGGTCATCAACACCCCCGCCGCCGCATTCTTCCACCAGTTTACATAATGTAAATTATACGAAGTTGCTAACATTAGCTGTCGTTACCGGTGGAAGAGGGCAGACCTCATTAAACCGTGTTAGCGCGTAGCGACAGCACGGGAAAACCCTCGAAAATTTCACGCCAGATTGCTTTTTCCTCTGGCTGTCTAGCACGTTCGCGGTGTATGTCCAACATGACAATACCCGGATGCTTTCCGATGATATTGGCAACCTTTACCGCTACGTCGTCGTCCATTTGCCCGCCTCGTGCACGGTATCCGCTGATAGTTGAACAACGAATGTTTAACGCCTTTGCTACTGCGTAATCGCTTTTTACGTTGAGCGCAGTTTTTACAGCGTCAAGGTATTGAAGTGTATTCATGTTTCTCTCCTTGGTCGTAGGTTTCGCAAATGTATGTCAAGGGGTGCAGTGTTTCAAGTTTCGAGATACTAAAAGCTTTTAATGTATTGACATACTTCAAAGCATTGACATACATTACTCCCCACCGCCCCCCATCCTAAAAAAATCCCCTTGGTCGGCTGAATTTCTCAGAGCGGGGGGGCGGTTTTTTAGCCGACTTTGCGGGTAGACCGAGGGAGTAAAAAGATGCAGGAAACTAAAAAAAACGTGCCGGATGTGTCACCGGAAGAGTTGGCGCAGATGTTGCGGAAGCACAACAGAAAGGCGGTTCGGCTGGCGAATGATGGAAGCAGCGAAGAGCTTTATAATTCTATGTTGGATAGCACGCAGGAAATGCGTAAAAGGTTTAAAGAGAGGTATAAAACGGGTTCCTCTTTTACTGTGGACTTACTTGGCGATATCGATTCCAAGACCGTATCAATAACTGGTACCATTTTTGCGCTGGCAATCCTTGAGCTTGAGGGGCGGGGATTGCCGCGCCGTGCGCATGCTGCCAAAACATGGCGCGAAAAGTGGGGTGTGGTTTTTTAATCGACTTTGCGGGTAGACCGAGGGAGTAGAAAGATGCAGGAAACTAAAAAAACCGTGCCGCATGTGGCACCGGAAGAGTTGGCGCAGATGTTGCGGGAGCGCAACGATGAGGGGGCGAGGGTTGCCAGTAGTTACACCACTACACCGGAAATCGCGCGCGAATTATTAGACTGTATATTGGCTCTTGATAGGCTGGACAGTGCAGGGCGGGGATCCTCTCCTTTCGCGCGTTCCATCCGCGGGAATTTTCAAGCTTGCACGTTTGCGCTTGCCGTTCGTTCTTTGGAGGGTACGGCATGAGTTACCTAATACGTAGCGCCGCGGCTGATTTGTATATCTCTGCGGTGGAAGATGAGGGGCTGGTCGTTTGTGTGACGACGGATAAAGCGCGCGCGTTGCGGTTTCGTCATCTGGTTTCTGTTAATACGGCTTGCAGTGCGTTGCAGCGGGATTTTTCGGCGCTGGACTGGCGCGCGGAGCGGGTGAAATGAAGCACTGCCCCACAACGACAGACCCGCGCGACATTGCGCCCGCTGCCGTTGATCATGATGGTTTTTCTCTGTATGAATTCGCCATGGAGCGGGCGGTATTCGCGCGCCGCAAGGGGCGGCGCTGTCCTTCGCTTTCATTGGCGCGCCCGTTAGGTGTTGCGCGTTATCTTGTGGTCAAGAACGCGGGGGATGATTTGGAGAACCTCGTTGACTTTCTCGACCACATGGCGCGTGAACTTTGGGGCAACCGCTTTTATACGGATGCGGCGAATGTTCTGGAATGCCGCGCCATCCTGCGCGAGGTGTGGGCTGATCTTGTTTCCTTGAAGGTTGCCAGCAGGGAGGCAGAAGCTTCCTTATTGGAAAGAACTCACGAGCCGGAGGGTTTGGCGGCGTGAGTGCCTTCGAGTTTGTCCCTACACGCATGGCGCGGATATTGCAGCACCCCCGCCGCAATAGCGCGGCTGTGCGTGCCCTGATTGAGTCCGTACAGGGCGAGCCTTACCGCGTGCCGTTGGCAAACCGGCAAGGGCGCGCGGTCGGTGATGGGGCTTTGCTGGACAGGGCAGAAAAGCGCGCGCGGCAGTGCGAAGATTTGACCGTTCTTTACCGTGACCGCGGGGCGATCGTGCGCACGATAGAGCAAAAGTGCGCGCGTGAAAGTGTCCTCCCGCCATTGGGTCAAACCGAGGGCGAACAAATCGCGCGGGCGTGTAACAAAAATTGGTGGTTTAGTCGCCTAAAGCGTGACCATATCCGGCGCTGGGAGGGGTTGAGTGTGGGCGTGGGCAGCACGGGCGAAGAACACGACCCCTACATTAGCCATGAAGCCGCGCTAAGAATCCGCAAATGGAACGTCAAAAATGCCGCCCTGCTGGAAAGCACCGAGGTGATGAATGAAAACGGCGAAATTTATACCTTGATGCAATTGGCTGACAAAGGCATCTCCAACAAAAAGAACCGCCGCAATGATTTGATGGTGCGTATCCGTGGCATGGAAGATATCGCCGCCACCTTGAAACATGTCGCGTTGTTCTGGACGATTACCACGCCCTCCAAGTTTCACAGCCAGGGCGGGCAAAACCCCAAATACAACGGCGCAACCCCGCGCCAAGCACAAGCGTATTTATGCAAAGCCTGGGCGCGCATGCGTGCCGCCTTCAAGCGCAAGAATATTGCCCCGTACGGGTTCAGGATTGCAGAGCCACACCTGGACGGCTGCCCGCACTGGCATATGTTGCTATTTGTTGCACCGGACAAGGTGGAACAGATGGAAGCGATTATAAGACGCTACGCACTGGCAGAAGACGGGGACGAAGCAGGCGCAAAAGAGCACCGCGTGACCTTGGTAAAAATCGAGCAGAACCGCGGCAGCGCGGCGGGCTATATCGTCAAATACGTGTGCAAAAACATCGACGGCAGCGGGGTAGGGGAGCACAAGACGCAACGGGACGGGCAAACGTGGCGCGTGTTGCCTGACCTCTTCGGTAATGAGGAATTACACCCCACCGAGCGCGTGACGGCTTGGGCGCAATTGTGGGGTATTAGGCAATTTCAGCAAATCGCAGGCGCGCCGGTCACGGTATGGCGGGAACTTCGCCGCATTTCTGCCGAGAGCCTGATTCACGCCCCCGAAGACGTACGCACCGCGTGGCACGCCTGCCAGAAAATCAATGCCGACAAAGCCGAAGACATCAAGCGGGCAGACTTTGCCGCCTATGTGATGGCACAGGGCGGGGTAAATGTGGGGCGGTGTTACAGGATACGGATCAAATACGAAGAAGTTGAAACCGTGGGGCGTTACGGCATGGTCACGGTAAAAAAGCCGTTTGGTATTTTTGCCGTAAGTGATCCTAAAAAGGTTTACCCCTCCATTCGTTACACGTGGACGCTGATAGAAAAAGCGGGCGGCGGTTATGGGGCTTGGACTGGTGTAAATAACTGTACGCCAAATAGTGTTAAATATCCTCATGAATTCGAGACACATTTTAATGAACCCGCCCCAGAGCCGGAAATAAGCGAAGAAACGCGGGAACGATGGCGCGAATTTATCGAAGAAATGGATTTTTTGGCGCAAATCAAGGCAGACGAAGAAGAACGGCAAAAAGCCGAGGACTTGGCACGCCGTGCGCAGCGTTATAAAGACAAGATACTACCCGGACAAGGGCTATTTACATGGATGAATTGGAGCGCGAAGCAATAGCCGTAGCGCGGCAATACGGTTTTGCGCTAGCGATAGCAAAACCGGTAAAAAGGCTATTGGTAAAGATTGCCGATAGATTGGAATGGAACGCCCTAAAAAAGGAGTTGAATGATGGAACGTAGCGAATTCGTCGAACTGGCTAAAAACGACATGCCTAATGCGTTGATCTGGTTGTTTGACCAGTTGGAGGCGGCAGAATTGACCGTCTCCAGCCTGCTTTCTGAAGAGGATTAACCCCGTTTAAAAATTGGCGGGCGCTGCCCACAAGGCACCCAACCCGCCCCGAACGCCTGCGCTGCTTACCGGTAGCGCAGGATAAGGAAGAGCATGAACAAGGAACCGTTAGGGGTCATCGACTGCCCCTACTGCGCCGGCGCGGGATGTATGCGCGTCACAGTCGACAAGAATAATAAGCCCTTCGGTTACTGCACCGAATGCAAAGGACAATTAAGGGTTGGCGGTAACCGCTGGCGTGAAGAGCGCTTTTTGGAACGCCACCCGTGGGCAAAACACCCCCCGCCCGAAGCCCCGGAAACCATTAAAAACCCTGTAACAGGGAAAACTCCGCCAGACGAGGCGAAAAAAACGCCTGTAACGGCATCAGACCCCCCGCCCCCTGTTATCCCTACCGTTACCCGAACCAAGCCACCAGAAGCCAAAAAAAGCGGCTTGGCGGAAGCGTTGCGTCTGTTGGGAGGATAAGGATGGAAACCACACCCGACACCATGAGCATGGAGCAAGCCGCAGAATGGCAAGCCCTGCAAGGCATGGCACAAGAAGACGAGACAAGCGCGGTAACTGCCCCCGCCGAAGACGTGCCAGACCTTGCCGAAGAAATCGCCGGCGCGTTGTTAATGGCTGCCAGTGTTGCCGCGCCGGTATTCCCGTCGTTAGGGCAAATCTACGACGCGCCCACCTGTGAGCGGGTAGGTTCCGCCTTAGCCCCTGTATGCAAAAAACACGGCTGGCTAACTGACGGCATCGGCGGGCAATACAAAGAGGAGTTATTGGCAATCGCTGTAATTGCCCCTTTGGGTATTGCCACTTACAACGGCATTAAAACCGACTTGGAGCGAAAAAAGAAAAAGCCCGAACCCCAACAAGGCACCCCCGCACCGGTAATGGGCGAACGCTTGAAATTGAAAATAGGAGGGCAGCCCCTTGAAAGCGAATGACGGGCGTTTAATTGTGATTAGCGGCGCGTCGCGTTGTGGCAAATCCACCTACACCGCGCGCCGTGTTTCGCATTATCGGCGGGTTATTGCGTGGGATCCAGAAGACCAATGGAGCCATTTAGATGGATTTCGCAAAATCTCCAAAAGAATGGAATTACTCGACGCCCTGAAAAGCAAAGGCAGATTAAAACTTGCCTTTGTAACCGGCGGCAATTTAAAGGAGGAATTTGATTTTTTGTGCAAGGCGGTTTTATATGCGGGGCGTTTTGTGGAGCCGCTGCACTTTATCGCCGAAGAATTAGCAGACGTAACCACTCCCGCCAAAGCCCCCGGTAATTGGGGAATATTGGTAAGACGCGGATTAAAGCGCGGTATCTCCATTTATGCCATTTCGCAGCGTTGGAGCGAAGCGGATAAAACCGCAATCGGCAACGCATCTGAATATGTCTGCTTTGCCTCCAGGGCGCGCGATATTGCCCATGTCTCCAAAAATACCGGCATCGAGGAGCGCGATTTAATCGCCCTGACCCCGTTCGAGTTCCTGCAATACGACCCCGTCACCAAGGAAAAACACCGCCGCAAGCTGCGGCTGTAGTTGGTTAAAGTGTTGTAAAAAAGAGACAGAAAAGCCCTTTTTCCCTGTAACAGGGATTTTTAATTTTTGGGGTTGACGGCTTGACATTCCCAAAAACACACTGGCGGCGTTGTTGTACCCACTTTCATTTTTTATGTGTGCTTGTTCAAAAGGAACTTTAAACATGAGTAATTCAGACGTTACCGCGCTGGCGATTGCTGGCGGCATTTTGTTTGCCGGTTATAAATTCGGTCCCTCTTATGTACGGGCGGCGTGTCTGGCAGTTGGCGCGGTCGCGGTTGCAAAGCGTGTGCCTTACGTTAATGCCGTTCTTTAATTCGGGGGATTTATGGCTATCGGAAGAATTACCCGCTACGGGCTGCCTTATTCTAACGTTGTCGATAACGGCACCGCTACCAATTTGATTACACCGGGGCAAACGCTGGAATGTTTGCGGCTTAAATTGTCGAACGGATCCGGCGGCAGTTTTACCAAAAACCACATTAAACGCATCAAGTTCAAAGTAAACGGCAAGGTCATTATTGACGCATCCGGCAACGAGATTCAAAAAATTAACGCCTACCGTGGAGCCAATACCACTGCGCCGGATTATCTCGATATTGCTTTTACGGATTATTTTTTAAATAACGAACTTGACCGCGCAGTCGGTGCCTTCGATACCAGTCAAGGCGTGGCGCATATTTCCACCGAGGTCAGTATTGAGGGGGCTAATTCGCCCATCTTGACGCCTATTCTGATGGAGTCCGCCCTACAAAAACAAAGTAACGGCGCACCGGCGCGATTTGCCGGACTGATGACAAAGATTTTGCCGTATCCCTACAGCCAATCCACGGGCGGGCTTTTGCCTATCCAATTGCCTGTTGCCGCCATGGGCGCGGTCATCAAGCGGATTCATATTTTTCACACCGGCAACCTCAAGGCTACCACGCTGAAGGTGAATAGCGTCGTCGCCCACGAATGCACCCGCGCCGAAAACGAGCACGAACAAAAGAGCAAGGGACGCGTACCACAAAGCGGCGTTTATACGCTGGATTTTGTGGTGGATGGCAACGTCATGCGCGCGCTGGACACCACGCAAGCGCGCACCCTTGAGCTGCTTTGCGACTTTGCCGCCGCAGACGTGGGGACGGTACTGGTTGAGTACTTGGACACGCTGGGCAACCTGTAAGAGCATGAAAAACGGACTGGAAATAGAAACGCCTTTAACGCGGCGCATTGATGGCGCGATTGTCTACGCAATCTATGCGCTTTCTACGGCGGTTTCTGGCTGGCTCGTCATCTCTGCCGTTCGTTGGTGGTGAAAGGAAAAAAATGGACTGGAATAGTTGGCTACAAGGTGCAGGGGATACCCTGCTTAAAGGTGGAATCAATTACCACCAGAACCGGCAGCAACTCCAAGCCGCGCAAGCTCAAAACTTGAGCGCGTTGCTGGCTTTGCAGGCAAACCAGATGCAAGCACAAAACGAATACGGGCAACGTTACACCGAAGGGCAGCCGGTCAATATAGGCGGGGGTTCCGGTTTGTTGTTGTTGGGCGCAGCCGCCCTCTTGATACTGATGGTGAAAAATTGAGCGATAAAGCTTTGGCGGCAACCGCCGCCGTCAACCCTTACGCCGCCATTTTAGGCACGGCTTTAGGCAGCATGAGCGCCGCGCCCGCCGGTCCTTCGCAAGCGTCAAGCCTTGGGACAATCGGCGGCAACATGTTCGACCATTCGGGATTTAATGTCTCGTTTGGCAACAACAGCGGCATTACAACCAGCCGAAAGCAAAGCGAAGGCGGGCAAATAGATAAATTATTGCCTTATGTGATTGTTGGCGCGGTGTTTTTGATTGGCTGGCGCGCGTTCAAGAAGTAGACAAAGCGAAAGCCGCGCGGTGTAGACAACCGGCGCGGCTTTCTGGTTCAACCCTTAGAACAGGTAAAGGTTAAACGTTGTGAAGAATTATAAACTCAATGGTGGAGGCTGGATAGTGGAAGCGCTGAAATTGATTGAAGAATCTACCCACATACGCCGGATGGCTTACGGGATAAGTTACGGCGTGGCGGGCTGGCTTGTCATCTCTGCCGTTCGTTGGTGGTAACCATGCGCATCCTGCCCGCCGACTGGAACCCGCAAACCGAGCGATTGATTACGCTTGCCCTGTCCGGCAACTCCACGCTAAGCGACATCAAGGCACAAGTAACAGGCGGCGCAAAACTTTTTAAAGTCTGGAATGTGTACATGGAAACCGTCGCCGCCTTTGTCTTGCGGGTTGACCGTGTGGGCAATGGCTATCAAGGCGTCATTGTTGCCGCAGGGGGCAGGGCAGGGTGTGACCTGACCGCAACCCTCTTGCCCGCAATTGAAAAAATGTTCATCGGTTGCCAGTCTGTACGCATCCATACCGAACGGGTCGGACTGGTTAAAAAATTAGCCCGTCAAGGTTACAGCGGGGCGGAAATCGTTTTATTCAAGGAACTTTAAACATGGGCGGCAAGAGTAGCAGCAGTTCAGAAGCGAACCAGCAAACCACAACCAACAATATAGACAATCGCATAGTCACAGAGAGCGGCATCGTTGCCACGGGCGGCGCGTCGATTGTTGCCACTGTTGAGCGGGTAGATGCCGACATTGTTAAAAACGCGCTTGAATTTGCAGAAACCGCCAGTAACGACAACAGCGAAAGCTTTAACCGCTTGATTGGCTTCGGTGAAAAACTCTTTAAAGACGGCGCAGACATGATCAGCACCGGACAACAAACCGTATTACAAGCCGCGCAGTCGGTCGAAAACGACAAGCGCGGCGCAATCGATCAAAAAACCATCGTCGTGCTAGGCATAGCCGGCGCGGCGGCGTTGGTCATGGTCAAAGGCAAATAAGCGAAAGCCGCGCGGCTGGCAGGCGGCGCGGCTTTCTGTTCCATCCCTTGGCAATGTTTAAGGATTCAAGGAATGAAATTGGTTAAATCGTATCACAAAGCTTTTAAAACGAGGCTTGAATTGAGTGGCGAAATGAACGAACAGGATGCAGGAACGGCGGGCGTTATTCTTGCCAAGGCTGCTTTGGCTTTCTCGCGTTATGCCGGACTTTCCCTACTCGTTGCAGTCGTTAAATGGTGGTAAGCAAAAAGGCAAAACATGATAATCAATGAAACCATCCCCGCGGGCGGCATGCTCGAATACACCGAAGAAGCCGACTTCTTCCGCATCTTAGCAGCAGGCGGCACGCTCGACGTGATTTTTTACCGGCAAGGGCGCGAAGTCGCACGGGCGGAACAAATCGGCGCGGGCTATTCCGAGCAATTTACCCACGCCTTCGACAAAATCCGGATAACCAGCGCCGCCCAAAACACCTTCAGCCTTGCGCTTAGATTGGGTAATACCATCACCTACGACATGCCGCCCAATGGCGCGGTGAATGGCAGTTTTAACCAAATCATCAAAACCGTCACCCCAACCAGCGCGCAAATACTGCCCGCCAACTCTGCAAGGCGTTATCTGTTGATACAAAACCGATCACCCGACAAAGAAGCCTTCATAAGTTTGAACGGTGCAAACGCCTTGAGTAATGGGCTATGCATCGAAGCGGGCGGCAGTATCGAACTTTCCGGCTTTGTACCTGTGGGCGCGGTAACCGCCGCCGCGCAGGACAATTTAAACGTCGTCATTGTGGAGGGCTAGCCATGGCAATCAGTCGAGGGCTAAACATCATCATCAATCGCTCAATCCATGAAGCAACCGTGGGAGACTGGAAATTTCACGCTTCCCCCGTCATCCCTGCGGGCTGGCTACTGATGAACGGCGCGGCATTATCCCGCACAACCTACGCCGCACTATTCGGCGTCATCGGCACCACATGGGGGCAAGGAGACGGCGCAACCACTTTCAACCTGCCCGACATGCGCGGCGAATTTGCGCGCGGCGTCGACATGCTGCGCGGCGCGGATGAATGGGCACAAAGAGCCGTAGGATCATGGCAAGCCTCCGGGACGGCGTCACACGCACACGCCGCGGCTCAAGAATGGCATCATCACGCCGTCAGGACGCGCCGTTATCACACCCCCAGCTATGGCGACCCCAATACTTGGACGAACTATAACACCACCAGCTTGGAGCCTCAGCCGTTAGGTATTCAGGGAGAAAATGGGTGGATTTATTCTACTAGTGGCGTACATTTTTATCCCATGGAAGCCATCAGCCCCGCCGTGTACATCGGCTACACAGGCGGTGCCGAAAGCCGCCCGCGTAATCGCGCATTTTTGCCCATCATCAAATACTGACCATGCAAATCTACCACTACCACGAAACAACCGGCGTCTACTTGGGCACCAGCGAAGCCATGCGCGACCCGCTGGATGCAGATAATTTCATCATCCCCGCCTGTGCCACCCCCAAAAAACCGCGCGCCCCCAAAGAAGGCAATCAAAGCCGATTTACAGGCGAAAAATGGATATCCGAAAAAATCCCCGAACCAGAGCCAGAATTCACCCCGCCCCCACCACCCCCGCCGCCTGTTGCCCCTGACAGCGAAGAACCTAGCAGGGAAGGGGAACCAGAAGAGGGCAACCAATGAGACCGGCAACGGTCATCGCCGCCAGTGGGCTAATGGCAGCCGCCGCCTTCTACTGGTATCGAAGCCAGCAAAGCGAAACCGACAGCAGCGGACTGATTGACGCCGTACAAGACACCCTAACCGACCTCAACGAAACCGCCGCCGCAACGATAGACCAGCTAACCGGAGGAACCTTGAAACTTTCCGCCATGAAAACCGTCACATCCGCCGACATCGCGCACCCCAACGTACAAGCCTTTTTAATGGTCATTCGGCGCGGCGAAGGCACCAGCGGAGAAAACGGCTACCGCATGCACTTCGGCGGTAGCCTTTTTACAAGCTATGCAGACCATCCAAGAAAAGTTATCAGCAAGCACGGCTACCACTCAAGCGCCGCCGGAGCCTACCAAGCGCTACGGCGCACATGGGACGAAACCGCCCGCATCATGCGATTACCGGATTTTAGCCCCGCCAGCCAAGACCTTTTCGCAGTCGGACGCATCGCCGCGCGTGGCGCACTCGAAGACATCAAAGCAGGGCGCTTTACTGTCGCCATTCAGAAGACCGCCCGCGAATGGGCAAGCCTGCCGGGTTCCCCCTACGGACAACCCACCATCAGCATGCAAACCGCCGCCGCCGTCTACACCCAACACGGAGGACAAACCGCATGAAAACCCAAGACATCGCCATACTTGGCACCGCAGGCGCAATCTCCTTGATGCTCGTTGCCAAAGCCAGCGGCAAACTGCCAAGCCTGAACCTCTTTAAAAACACCCCGCGCGCCGCCCCCAAACCGCGAGCGCTGCCCAACCTAGGCGAACTGCACCTAACCAACGTCTCCAGCATTTTAGACGGACTATTTCCCGCCGAAATCAAAACCGACTACACCATCAAAGCAGGCGAACCCGGACGCTCGATACTGTTTCAAGACACCGAAAGCTGGCAACGCCACAAACTGCTAAACGACTACTACAAAGCCAATGGCCTCTATTAAACCCGTCTATCTGCTAGCCGGTGGCATGGTCGCCGCCGCGGGCGTCTACTACCTAGCAACCAGCATCAAACGCAAGGCAGAAGACATCACCCAAGACATAGGCGCCACAACCGCCAACATCGCCAGCACCGTAACCGGCGGCATCACCAGCGCCGCCGGTGGCGCAGCCTTAGGCGGCATCTTTGGCATAGCCGAAAGCTTAGGACGCCCCAAAACCAGCCCCACGCTATGCGAAGAAATGAAAAAAACCGGCTCCCTGTACTGGGTATGGGGGCAATGCCCCGCCGGGGAAGTCTGGCGCTATCTAACCAACTGACCAAAGAAAGGAAACCAATGAAAAAACTTGCCAAATACGCCGTAAACCGCTTCAAAGAACCGAGCTCATGGGCGGGATTATCCGCCCTTGCCATGATGGCAGGCATGCCACCCGACGCCGCCAACGCCATAGTACAAGCCTTAGGCTCAATTGCAGCAGCCGCCGCCGTATTAATGCCGTCGGAGTAACCAAATGGACGTCATCAACTGGCTCACCACCTGCAGCGCCATAGCAGGCGCAGCAATCTGGGCAAACAACACCCAGAATCGCATCACCACACTCGAAAATCAACTAAAGGAGGGAAAAAATGGCAACCAGAAAACGTAAGCGCAAAAGCAGCAAACGCCCCGCACGCAGCAAACGTACAGGGCGCTTTATTAAGAAGCGTTAACGACGGAAACAAAGAAAATCAATCCGCCCATGAAAAGGCGGTAAAGGGTTCTCAATCGTCGCGTAAAAAGTCCCTTGCGCCTTGGCGTGCCTGATTTTATCTACAACGTTCCAGCTTTTAACGTAACGCTGGTAACTGCGCTCAGGCTCCAGCCAGCGCGGAGAAACCGCCGTAACCCATTGGCGTATTTTGTCATGGGTTACGGGAATCTCACCAAATAAATCATACGGCTGCGCCTTGCGGACATCGTAAAAATCCCGCTCCTTGCGGCTTTTGCGTTTCATCGTAAACCTCCATGGAAGAAAAAAACGCGTATAGTACTTTTCTTTCAGGGGTCATCAACACCCCCGCCGCCGCATTCTTCCACCAGTTTACATAATGTAAATTATACCCAATACCGGCGCGGCTTGAGCAGGAGAGGGTGTCAAAAATAAATTGACACATAATAAGCCGAGCAGAACAGAGAAGAGGGCAGGGCGTCGCAGTGATGAGGCTTGTACTGTGTGCGTGTTTATCTCTTTTTCTGCCACTGCTTTAACAGCTTCTTCAATCGACACACCTGCGGCTTTCGCTAGTTTTAGTGTCATGGCACAGCTTGGGATTCTTTTCCCTAGCTTGTAGTTGTTTAGCGTCGTTTGCTGTATTCCTAATTCTTTCGCTCTGGCGTTGACGCTGCTCCCACCAAGCACTTTTTCAATAAATTTTTCATATTTCATAAAAAAAACCTTGTTTTACTAGGTTTATTGTCTTAATATTGAGTTTGTTAGGACAATTTACCTATTATCTATTGTTACATTTTCAAATCTAGTTGTACGATCTGGTGTCGGTAAATATACAGGTGAATAATGATGATTACTTAAACAGTGATAAACTAGATCGCTATGTGAATAACACAAGATAACAAATATAGTAGCGCCAAATACGGAACGGATCGACAATATAAAAATTGGATCTTGATGTCTAATAATATTTTTTATGTAAATTTTAAATATAGCTTTCAATTCTATAAACTGCGCGCTGATTACTATT